AGAGAGTTTACACGACTATCTGTAGCTTGATTAGCAATTGAAGAAGCCATTGTAGCTGACAATGCAGTAATAGCAGTTGTTCTGTTATTGATAGATGTTGCCAATGTTGCTGACAAAGAATCTACACGACTATCTGTAGCCTGATTAGCAATAGATGTAGCCATAGTTGCAGAAAGTGCAGTAATGGCTGTAGTACGATTATTAATACTTGTTGCCATAGTAGCAGACAAAGCATCAACACGGCTATCAGTTGCTTGGTTAGCAATACTTGATGCCATAGTTGCACTAAGAGCAGTGATTGCACTGGTACGGCTTGCAATAGATGCAGCCATGGTAGCTGACAGAGCCGTGATAGCTGTTGTTCTATTATTAATAGATGTAGCCATTGTAGCTGATAAAGCTGTGATTGCACTAGCCTGATTATTAATACTTGTTGCCATAGTGCTTGAAACATTAGCAATACTTGTCGCCATTGTTGCAGACAATGCAGTAAGATTTGTGTTAGTATTGTCAATGCTAGTAGCCATTGTTGCACTAAGTGCTGTAAGGTCTGCATCAGTAGGTACACCTGAAGTAGAAACTACACGGCTACCACTAATGTTAATACCACTACCTGCAGTATAAACCAAAGCAGAACTAAACAGTGTAAAGGTAATGTTTGTTGTACCAAAAGTAATCTCACCTACGTTGTTACAAACATATGCCTCACCTGCACCTGTGTTACCTTCTTCTACATAGAAATAAGAACCACCATCAAGACCAGTATTGTCATTTGGCTCATAACTATCTGCATCTGTAGCACGAGTAAGTACCCAGTTTGTAGAAGCAGAACCAACATTGGTTACTGTATATACACCGTTTTCAGTTTGGTCAGTTTGATTGTAAATAAGAACACGATCATTGACAACCATAGTTACACCATCAATAACAAGAGCCGCCTGTGTTCCTGCATTTGTAAGTGTAGCACCTACACCTGCTGTACCATTGTCATAGGTAGCATTTAGGTTACCTGCTGTATCAGGGCTTTCCACACGAACTGCTTCATGGAAGTGAATAGCAGCAGCAGTCAAATTATCTACGTATTGTTTTGTTGCTGCTTCAAGGTTTGCAGAAGGAGAACCATTAAGTGTCAGTGTTCCTGTCATTGTACCACCAGCAAGTGGCAAATGATTAGCAATGCTAGTTGCCATTGTTGCTGATAAAGCAGTAATACTTGCAGTATTTACTGATGTTGTAGCAGATACACTTGCAATACTATTATTGATAGAAGTAATTGTTGGTCCTACAAAACTTGTAGCACTTACTGTTCCACTAACTTGTACACCATATGGAAACTCTGCATCTTGACCATCGGCAAGAGTAAGCATATCAGAAGCACCAGTATTGGCTAATCTTATTCTATTACTTTGAATATATAAATCACCAGTACCTGATTCTTTAATTACAGAGTGACTTCCATTATGTTGAATTGTTAAATCGTCACTATTACCAAAATTAAGAACTGCATTATCTGCAAAAGAAGCACTTGAAGAAATAGCAAGACTTGATGCACTTACTGCACCAAAAGTTTGGTCAAAGTCAAGAGCAACAGTACCACTTGCACTAATTGGGTTTGTGGTTGTTGTTCCATCAATAAGAACATGAAGACCATCACCTGCCTTAACAAAGTTTACAGTACCGCCAGATTCAGAAGGTACGTTAAACAAACCAGCACCGTTACCATAGATAATACCACCTGCATGAATGTTACCTGCAGATACATCACCTACAACAAACAAACCACCACCAATAGATACTGCACCAGATACATCAAACGTACCACCTACAGATACGTTACCATCCACATAGATGTCTGAAGCAGATACAGAACCAATATTTGCAGTGCTTGTTTCAACCACCCCACCATAGTCAACATTGATTGCATTAGTTGCATTTGTTGCACTTGAAGCAAATACTGCAGATGTGGCATTAGTAGCATTAGTTGCTGATGCAGCAAAAGAAGCATTAGTGGCTGTAGTAGCAAAAGTTGCATTGTTGGCACTTGCAGCAAAGTCTGCACTTACAGCATGGCTTGCACTAACAGCAGTTTGTGCTTCACCTGCAGAGGCTGCATAACTTGCATTAGTAGCTGAAGTAGCTACAATACCTGTCAAATTAGAACCATCACCATAGTAATCAACAGCAGAAACTGTACCACCTACATTCAAAGCAGTGGCAGAAATATCACCAGAAGCATGGAAGTTTACACCATTGACATCACCAGTAGTAGAAACACTGCTTGGTGAAATAGCACCAGACATAGTAAGTGTGCCACCAACAGAAACATCACCACTAAAGTTAGCAGTGTCTGATTGAACATCTGTTGCAATAACATTTGTTGTGGATACTGTATTTAGAATTGTAATGTCAGTAACACGACCAGTACTATCAATTTCAAACTGATTGTTAGCACCTACATATGTACCCGAAGTAGCTCCTGATTCAGCAAGACTAAATGTAGGACGACCTGAAATACCATCTGCATTTGTAATACTAATACCTGTAGATGCAGAGAATGTTCTTCCTACAATAGCTCCTTGACCATCACCTGTAGCAAAACCAGATACAGCCGTAAAGTCTGCAATTGTATTAAGAGCCGATACGTTAGCTGTAAGTTCTGTTCCTTTAATTTTAACTGTACCAGTAAGGTCAATCTGGTTCAACGAAAGTTTTAAACCCGAAGGTTTGCCTTCACCATCTTGAATATTTACAGGAGTATCAGACGGAAGACCTGTACCACTTGTACCAGTTTGTAGTATGTCTTTATATGTGCTTGCAATAGTTTTGCCTGTAAAATCTGCCATTATACTAAGTTCCAATATCCATTATTATTTTGCCATTGTGAGTTTGCATTGTTCCACAGAATGTTACGATCATCGTTATTCTCTGGACGAGCATCTTTAATAAAGTACCTCTCATCAATGCGAGGGCTTCTATTCTGAGGATGATTTTTTAAATCAAACTGACCATCAAAGTCAGTAGGACATTGCATCATTCCATAACTGTTCTTTTTAAGTTGGTTTAGTTTGTACCTAAAACCACATGTATCACAAATACCGAATACATTTTTTCTTCCTGCCATTATACCATAATCCTTGGTTTAATCAAAAGGCTAGTTCGTTCACGATCCTGATCTAGAGCACGTGCCATACGTTCTTCGTATTCTGTTTTAAGAAGTGTGATACGAGATGCTTCTACACCGGGACGTTTGATAGCCATGTTGTATGCAAGACCTGCTGTAAGACATGGAAGAAACTTACGAGAAATATCTGCAGTTTGTACAGCAGATTTGTTTACATCTTGTAGATAAGAAAACAACTCTACTTTGATTGTGTCAGTAGAGTTTTCTGGGATAGGCCACAAATGCATTGTAATATTATCTCTGCCATTACGAATTGCATATTGTGTTGTTCTGCCTTTTTGACTTTTGTTAGGGATCTTTAGATACTCTTCCATTGAAATACGTTCAAGTTGAATATCCCGATTATCACGACTATGTACAGCTTCAAGCACATCAACAGTGGCATCTGAAAAAGCATACGAAGAAACACTGGTAGTTACAGACACAGTAGATGTGTCAACTGACCAAAGCATAACACCACGGTTTTGCCAATCTTGTAGAATAAGATTGATAGAACGCCGAGCAGACTTAGGTTCATTACCCAAAGTCTGTTCACCACCAATCATTTCACTTGCTTCTTGAATTACTTCATCAATATCCATTGAGAAGTTATATGAACCTGAACTTGCCATTAGTACAACCTATTTCCTTTTACCTTGGTGCTGGTCTTTTTATTTAAACCAATCGTCTTCCCACCACGGAGTTTTTTGTTCAAAGATAATTTCTTTCTTTTTTTGCTTCCGGGTTTTGTTATTTGTTGCCCAATTGATGAACGATTTATAGACATTAGTAAAGACAGTTACCAAGTTTGCCGCCTTTTTTCTTTTTAACGACAGAGCCACCATATTTACGACCTACACCCATGCTTTCAGCATTCATTGGGTGAAGAGGGTCAGCCATATGTTCATAACCTTTTTTACGTTTGTAGTTTTTAAAATCCTGCTTCATTGCTTTACGAGCTTTTTTAGGACCTACTTCATCGTATAGTCTCATTGCTTTATCTGTCATTGCTTGATCTAATGATTTTGGTGCTTTCATTTTCTTAGCCATTATTTCTTCCCCATTTTTTTATGTGATTGAGTTTTTGGTGGACTTTTTTTGCTGCCACCTTTACCAGCCCACAAAACTTTGTCAGCCCAGTAAGCAGCACTGAGTTTACCTTTTTTAATGTTCTGAGCATGACGACTTTTAAAAGACTTACGAGCCGTAGGAGAATAGTTGTGACCATATCCCTTTTGTCCAAAATGAATAAGTCTAACTGTGTCTCCCTCTTTTGCAAGAACCATGCCCTTTTTTTCTGGACGTGTAGACTTACGAGGTTTATTAAATCCTGCAAATGTTGTGCCACGATACTCAATCCTTCCTGAAGGTAGACGTTTAACGCCGGGATATTTACTCTTTGTCATTTTACTTTCCTATAACGTTTAACTTTCTTGGCGACAGTTTTAGGCTGCTTAACGAATTGTTTTCCCTTTGCTGATCCTTTTCTTTTAGCTGCTGTAGTCTTCGCATACTCTTTTGCGGATAACGCCTTGATTGCCTTTTCGGGAAGGTAACGTTCACCTGTTGCTTTTGAACCTTGAGTTGACGGTTTACCACTCTTGGTTCTCCACTTTTGTTTTGTCCAAGCTTTTAAGCTCCTCTGTGATTTCTTTAGTGCCATGTTATGTAAGTCCTATTATATCATTATATTATTTCATTTGCAATTTTGTAATGTAAAAAACAAAACCAAACACCAAAAGCAATAGGTTCAAGGTAAAAGAAAATACAAATAGTAAGTAAAAATGTTTCAATAATATCTCTAATCATAAAAGCATTATAACACACAAAATAAACTATCTCAAGAATATTATAAACTTTTTAAATAAAAAATCCATAAAAAGAGAAGTATAATGCCACTAATAGATAATATACTTGCAGCACAAATTGTGGATACTTCTATAATTTTTTTTACTTTACGTCTTTTCCTTTCTATATTTTCTAATCTTTCTTTTCTTACCCTTGCTTGAAATTTTATCCAATCTTGCCACAGTCCGGGTCTTCCAGCATATATCATCCACTGTTTTAGTTCATCTTCTTGTCGTTGTAATTTTTCAAGATGCATAAACTCTTCTAAATCAGTGTGTCCCTTTCTTTTTTTCTTTTGACCTTTTTTTCGTAAAGATTCTGTTGCATATACATACTCTCCGATTTTATGTGCTACATCAGATATTTCTTTGCCATTTTGAATAGCAGATTTTATAACTGCAAAAGCAGCATTTGCAGCAGCAATTTCAGCAAGCATTATTTTCTCTCGTTCATATCATCTTTCATTTTATTGAACAACTGAAACAAAACTTCAATTTTCTTTTCTGCTTGTGCTACCTTCTCAGATATTCTTGATATAAGCCAAGCTATCATTACTAATGCAACTAACTGAGGCCACAATGTCAATAGTATACCTTCAATCATTTACCAAACTTTCTATATATGTTTTACCATCACCATCTTTTTTTAACTTGACTTTTGCTTTTTTACATACCCAACGTTCATCAAAATTTTTAGTATGTCCCACATTTCTTTCAATCTTACGTTTCATTGAAAGACAATCAGACAAACCATCATAAGGAGTGTATTCTAATGCTGTACCATTAGCATACAAAAAAAGAACAAATATAACTGCAATCATTAGTGGTTACCATTCCTAAGTTTCTCTATGTGTTCTTCAAGATTAGTTATTCGTTTCTCATAAAATTCTAAAGTTAGTTTTTGTTGTTGGTCATATGGTGCACGACCTTCTTCAATTTGTTTTTGAAGATTTTCAAGTTCTCCAGCAATGTGTTCAATAAGCATAAACTGTTCACTGTCTGCTGGAAGACTACCCATTTCACCACGAGGCCATTTAATTCTAAACTCTGTGTTCTGAGTTAAATCATCTTGCATCATTGTGATGCTGGTTTCAATTTGATTAAGACGTTCAATTAAACCAAAATAAGCCCACGTTGCTACACTTGCTGCTGCCACCATAGATATGATGTTTCGCAAAGGCATTTGCAATTCAGTGTTCTCATTTAGTTTTGCTGGCATTAGTTAGCCTTTATAACCACCACCTGCAGCTTTATAACGTTTTGCAAGCATTTGAGCTTTTCGAGCACTCCATTGTCCCGGAGCACCGCCTTTTCCACCTGCTTTGATTTCATTAAACAAACGTTTACGAAGTGTAGGTTTTGTATAATTACCTGCTTGATTTACTTTTGATTTAGGTTTACCACCAGAAGATAAGGCTTTTACACCTTTACGAGTGTAAGAGCCTTTTCCTTTTTTTGGCTTAACAACTTTAGGACCAAATTGTTTTTGCTCCAAAGTTTTTGCCATTGGGTTTCGTTTCTTTTTTCCTGCTGTTGAAAGAGCAATCGCCACAGCTTGTTTCTGTGGCTTGCCCTCTTTTTTCAGCTTACGGATGTTCTTGCTAACTGTTTTAGCAGAACGACCTTTTGCTAATGGCATTGTAGATCTCCATTATTTTTTAGGTTTACGAGCACATCCCCAACCTCGTTGCTGACGTGCAACAACTTCTGATTTAGGTTTAGAAATCTTACCACCCTTTTTGTATTTCTTTGCAAGTTCAGGTGACATTTTCTTTTGTACTTTTTCTGGAAGTTTAGAAAAACCTTTATATTTAGAAGGTGCAACTTTTTTTCCTGATTTACGTTTTACTGTTTCTGGTTGTCTTTTTGTACTACCTGTTAAAAGTTTAGTAGCTTGTGCTGTTGACATTCCTTTTGGAATCTCATATGTATTTCGTTTACCATCAACAGTAATATTTACAAGACGTTGAGTATCTTTGCTATATGTACCATCAAATCGTTTAGGCATTACCTGACCACCTTTGCTTGGACGATAGCCCGGATCACCTTTTGGTGGTCCTTGTACTGGTGGACGAGGTTTAGGCATAGGCATCTTTTTAGGTGCTGGTTTAGGTGCTGCTTTTGCTTTAGGCATTTCAGACTTAGGCATTACCTGTGTAGCTGCTGCTCCAGCCTTACCAAGAATAGCTAAACGTTGTGCCGGAGTAAGACGTGCAGTTGAGCCACGTGTCATACCTGAACGTCCAGCAGAAGGTACAGAAGACCGTGGAGGACGAGGTGGACGTGGTGGAGGTGCTGCAGGTGCTGTACGACCACGAGGAACTACAGCAGTGTTTTTAGGTTTTGCTGTACGTTCTGCAGTACGAATAGTACGAAGTGCTCGGCTTTGAGCAAGAGAAGCTTGCTTTGGCTTTGCTGCTGTTGTTGGGCTTGTAGATCGTGTAGCTCGTGTTGCACGTTCTGCTTGTTGAGCACGAGAAGGTACTGCACGAGAACCTGCTCCCGGAATAGCACTAAAAGGTTTTGCATTTGCCAACTGTCTAGGAGTAGGCTTTGTATTAATCTTTCCACCTTTATCAAGTACATCACGAAGTTTATTTGGGTTATCTTTACCACGAACCCATTTATAAACTTTATTACCAATAGTAATAAGAAATTCTGCTGCTTTTTTCTTAGACATTTTTCTTTCCCTTTTTCATTGCTTTGCCATAGCCTTTTAATGCTTTGCCACAGCCTTTTGGTGCTTTACCAACTTTACCGCCTTTTTCAAAAAGACCCAAACCTTTAAGTGCCTGTCCTAATTCCATGCCATAATCAGTTGCAATATCTGCAACATCATATACACCCATAGGAATCATGCTCATGCCAAATGCTTTTTTCTTTGACATTTTCTTTTTACGTTTTTTCATGTCAGCCATTATTTGCCACCTTTCATAGCTTTACCATAGCCACGCATTGCTGCTCCACAACCACGTGGTGAAATCTTACCACCGTTTTTGTATTTACGTTTAGCACTAGGATATGGTTTACCTTTTGATGGTTTTTCTCTAGCACCATGAGTAATGTTTTGTGCACCACCCACTAAATTTTCAAAATACTTTTCGGCTTGACTTTTTTTAGTAAATGTTCTTTCAGCAGTACGTCTACCCCCTTTTGATTTAAGGCCCATAATACCACCTTCTTTACGATAAGCATATTGCATAGGATCAGCTTTGATTTTACGTGCAGTTGAATGCACTTGTTTACGAAGAGATGCAACAATGTTTTCTTTTGCTTTGTTAAAATCTGCTTCAATCTTAGATTTAAGATTGTCACCTACTTGTTTAGTAATCTGACCTTCTTTAACTGCTTTACTAATTTCAGCCTTTTGTTTCATTTCTTTAGTATTAAGTTTAGCTACAGCCTGTTGCTGTTGTTTCTTAATAGAACGTTGGGCTTGGCTCATGGCTTGTTTACTGCCAAGAGTTTTAGCTTTACCTGCTTCTACGTTACGTTTCTTTACTTCTTCCATAGAAGTAGGCTCACCTTTACGTTTAGCAGCTTTTAGTTTTTGACCCAGTGTACGAGTATCGTTACGTGTACGAATAGGACGAGAACCTTCACCTGCTGCTTCACGGATCATAGATGCAGGTGGAGCAAATCGACCAGTGGTCTGTACTTTTGCACCATCTTTTGTTTTAACAACACGAGCCTGACCTGTCTTAACAAGCCTACGAAGTTCTGCACGAGAATAATCTTTTAGTTTTTCAGGAAGTTTAATCTTTGAAGGAAGAACAGTATTAGGACCTTCTTGATATGCACCTTTAGCAATTCCTTCACCTCGTTTTGGTTTAGGAACAGGACCTACTGGAATACGACTTTGAATGGTTTCTTTTTTTGTCAACCCTTTCTTTGCCATTTCCATTTCTTTTTTAATTTGATTAATAAGATTTAGACGTTCACGTTTTTGTTTAGTTGTCAATCCTTTTAGATTACCACGAATACCAAGAGTAGCACGGCGTTGTGCAGTACCCGGCTTCATTGCCATTTTCTTTTTAGGTGCTCCTGTAGTTGCAGCTTTTTTAGCTGCTGCATTTTTCTTACGAGTTTCTGCTGCACGTTGGGCTTTGGTTTTACGACCACGTTTTGCTACAGCCTTTGCACCCTCTTTAATAATTTTACTAATTGCCATTTTTAGTTACTCCCCAAAATTACTGGATTATCTGCACCTGCTGGGCTTGCAGGAGTTTCCATGTCATCTCTACGTGTACGTCTTGCTTGGTTCTGCAATGACTGTAGTGCTTGTGTATAACGAGCTTCAAACAGTTGTACAAGTTCAAAGTTTTTCATAAATACCATAGCTTCTACCATGGCTGCATTAAATAAAGCATCATAACAATAATCAGAAAAATAGTTTGTTGGTGTTGCTGATGCTAAAGTTACAGGTCTTGAAATATGTACAACTTCTCCATTAACAGTTGAAGAAGGTGTAGGTGCAATCAAGACAGTTGTATTATCACGCCGTGCATAGTACTCAGGTGTACCTGTGCTTGCACTTACAGGCCAATAATCACGAATATATTCATCGGTACGTTGCAACAGATTAATACGTGTACCATTAGATACAATATTAAAATTCTTTACAATTCGTGTACCAGATGGAAGGTTAACAGTATTAACACCTGCACTTACTGCAACAGATGTATATGCAACCAAACCATAGTCGTCAAGATCTCGTGTCAGACGTTCTTCTGCACGATTAATCATTTTTGGTATATAGGATGAAAACTCTGAACTGTCATTCTCAGTGGCAGCAATGAGATCATCTACTAAATAAGTATAATTAGCCATAGAAAATACCAACAGTTGCTGCTGATGTAGGAGCAGAAACTTTTACAACACCATTTACTTTCATACCAAAATCAGGAACATAAATATCACCAGCATCTACTGCGGCTGTTCCAAGAAACTTAAAGTTGTTTCCTTTAACATTACCATAAGGATCTGTAGATGTACCAGTAATAAGGAATGTACCGACACCAGAATAGGTAATACCTTTGATTCGAGTATCAGCAACGGTAGTGCTTGTAGCAATATCCAGAACTGCGCCACTACCTGTCACGAAGCCCTGCCTAATGTTTGTAGACATAATCATTCACCTTTATTGTTAGTTAGTTAGTTTTTTATTATGTGTTACCCCTATTATACAAAAAAAATGGGAAGGATGCAAAGCACCCCTCCCACTTTTATGAGATTTTTTTAATCTACGACTATGCGCCAGCAGAACCGTAGAAGCTACGCCAATCACTGAAGCCAAAGCTGTAACGTTCACGAGCCTTGAAACGCAGGTTACCTGTGTCAAAGTCGGGTTCCATCTTTGTCTGCAGAGGAGCACGTACAAACATCTTTGCACCATTCGGACAGTCTGTCTTCAAGAACCAAGCATTAGTGTCTGTGAAACGGCGGTTTACGAAGAAACCACCCGGTACGAGACCTTGGTTACGAATGGAGTTGATGTCGTTAACGTTTGTTGCACCGTTTGCAGCAGTGGTTGGGTTAACGCCAATTGTGGTTGACATTGTGCTGTTCAGGATCTGATCAGCAGTGAAAGCCAGATCTGAAGGTACGTGCAGAGACTTAGCTTGCAGACCAATCAGAATACCACGGTCATCTTTTGCTTTAGAGATAGAAATCAGTGCAGATTCCAGTGAAGCTTCTGACAAGTCAGTGCCACCGAGATCGTTTGACTGGTTACCATCACCAATGGTTGGGTGAGCTGTTGAGAAGAACGGCTGACCATCACCACCTGCATATGAGGCACTGAAGCCATTGTTGAACACGTCAGCAGCTTTAACCTGCTTGGTGTTAGCCATGGCACGAGCCAGACCACGAGCACGAAGCTTTGCAAACGTGTCGTAAAGGTTGTCTTCCATAGCTTCTTCTGTCACTGCAAACGCCAGTGCCACAGTTTCGTGGGTGTAACGTGAAGTGTAGCTCTCTTGTGCATCGTCATAAGCAACAGCAGAACCTTCACCCTTAGTAGGTGCAGTGCCGAAGCCTGTGAACAATACTTCTTCTTCAAATGCACGGTCTGAGTTTTCAGTCTCAAACAACGGTGCATGTTCGTCAGCAACTTCCCCATATTCCATGCCGAATACAGCATTCAGACCGGGGAGTAGCTCTTTCGCAATACTTGAACGATTAATAGCCATTATTTAGTCTCCCTTAAAATGGTGCTGCGCCGCCGGATGTCGGGGCAGTTACGATTGCATCATGGAAGTTGTCAGTGTGCTGAACAAGGCGTACATTCATTTTCAAGTATGCACGTTCATTAGCATCATCAACATCATTCCCCGGCTCATCTACAGAATCGAGTGTACGAACCATAGCAATGGTTGAGGTACGACCTGCAGCCTGTACACCGTGACCTGACTGACCTGTGAAGGTTGAACCAGAACCAAGTGTTACAGCAAAGTTTTGTGAGCCATAAAGATCACCAGCAGTCACAGATGCGTCTGCCTGTACTTCAAATACTGCACGAGCATCGTCAGCAATCATAGCATAAGCATCTGATGCTGATGTTGAAGCTGGCCAGTATTTGCTAAATTTTTGTTCGCCATCGGCAACATACCGACAGCCCATAAATACACCCTGTACTACTTCAGTAACAGTGGTGATAACTTCCACATTCCCTGCATTAATACGGACAAGATCGCCTGTAAAAATATTTGAGCCGTAACCTGAAGCAATCGGGTATTCATTCGATGCCTGATTGTTCATGTTGCCGCCTCGTTTACGAGAAGGACGGAAGCCAAACAGAGCTTTAGTTGTAGTCATTGTTTTCTCCCTTTAAAAATTGCACCTCAAATAACCTTGTCCGTATTCTAAATTAGTCTTGGAATTTAGGTGTACGCCCTTTGGTAACTTGAGTTTTACTATTATTACGAATTGGCATCCGAGCATCACTCTGGTTCATAAGTTGTGCATTAACTGCATCAACCATTTCCCGACTTTGATCCTCAAAATACCGTTGGCGGCTTTCTGCCTTTTTAATTGGCATTTTTGCTAGTGCAAGATCTCCACGACAGACCGTGCCTGTATACCGCCCATCATCCTTCACGATGGATGAATGCTGCATTTCGGGAACTTCATCAATACTCACAAACTCCCAACCTTCGGACATTTTTTTACCGATATTGTTGTAATCTTCTTGACCACGAATCGTCATTCTGATCCAACGAAGTTTCAAACCTTGATCGGCGAAACGATGGTTGACTGCTTCTGGAATATCTAGGAGAGAAGGTTCACGGTATGTGTATTCCTCGTCCCTTGTATTCATTTCCCGAGATTCAGCACTACGTGATGCTGTTGTTGTATTACGTGCCATTTTTTCCTCCACGCCTGTTAGCCACTATAAACTGAAGTATACTCGCCTTCGGCTCGTTCAACTTTCAGTTTCTCTGCAGCATATTGTTCCAAGGGTATACCCCACTTCTCTGCAAGCCTAATGTCTTCTTTTGACAGTTTGACTTTATTATTCGATGAGGCTGTTGAAGTGCGTGATGCTCCACCAACCACTTGGGCAGGAGGTGACGTTTCCTGCTCACGTTGCGACTGTCCACCTTCAAAACGTTCAGGGAATCGGTTACGAAGCCGTGAATCAATTTCTTGGTAAAACTCTTCTTCCGAAGGATCATAACCCTCGCCTTTTAGTTCAGAATCAATCTCCAGTGCCAATGTAGTCATCACTGAATCTTGACCAAACCAAGCATTACGTCCAGCCCACTCTACTGCAAGTCGATCATATTCAACTGGCTGTGTCTGTGCTACTGGAGCTTCAACAGGTTGTTCTTCCACTTGTGGACGTTCTGTTACAAAACGATCACGGTTCACACGAAGCATAGTAGCTTCATTCTGAGCCTTTGAAAGATATTCCTGTGCCTGAACAATACGGTCTGTGTCACCAGATTCGAGAGCCTGACGATATGCATCTTTTGCAATATCAATCTGACTGTTAATGTTTTGTTCAGCAGTTTCAAAACTTTTTTCAACTGAAGTCTCAACTTCTTTTTGCTTTGACTTTAGTTTTTCTTCAAGTTCTTTTTGGCGAGAGAGAAGTTCTTCAATTCGTTCTTCTCTTTCTTTCTTTTGACGAACAAGCTGGCGAATACGTTTTTGTGCACCAGATTGTTGTTCTTCCTGTTCGGGTTGTGCTTCAGAAGTTACTTGTTCTTGTACTTCTTGAGTTGCAACTTCGGGTTGGACTTCTTGTTCTTCTTCCTGACCCTCAATCTCAAACTCTACTTTTTCTTCTTCTTTTACGGCTGAAGAAGTATCTACCGTGGTCCATTCATTGTCTGAGGACATACTTTTCTCCTTTTAACGTCATGTGCGAATCTGACGGATTACGCATTTGTCTTAATAATACAATATAAATTATGTATATACAACAGTCAGGTTAAAAAAAGTTTTAACTTGACAGATTAAATGTTGGATCTAAATCTTTTGCATCTTCAACAACCATAGAAATTTGGTCATCAAACAACAAAATCATTCGTACCCCTTTGTAAAAAAACTTTTGACCTGTGTGTTTTCCATAGCAGACATAATCTCCGACAGAACACCAAGGACCGTTTGGAAACTTTTCTTTATCTTCATATGCTGTGTCTCCAATTGCCAATACTTTACCTACAGTTGTAAGATAAGCAATGTCGTCTTTAGTTGAATCTGGTAGAATAATGCCGCCTTTGGTCTGTGCTTTTACAGACACAGGACGGATGAGTACGTGGTATCCCGGAATCTTTGGAAGTACTTCTGGATCGGGTTGCTCTTCTGCAGAAATCCATTCGTCATTCTTCATGGCATTGCCCATTGATACTACTTGCATATTTACTCCTCTTCGTTATCTTCATATATCATTGTGTTAACAAGCCGTTTAATTTCTTGTTGAGCTATTTCCAGCCCTTCAACTTTTCCAACGGCTTTCATATACGAATGATAATCCGAAGCATGACCATATGCAAGAGAATTTTTCACTCCATCTACTTCTTTTTGTAAAACTTTTTGTATTTCATCCCAAAGCATTAGATAGCCTTTGGTTCATAGTTATATGGATTACGTTCTATAACAGAACCACCTTTTGAAAACTTTTCGATTTGCCCTACACCTTTTGAAAAAGAAGGAACAGCATCTACTTCAATGTAATCATACAATGGTCTTACTGCTTTGTTGATTTCTATTTCTCCAATAATATTTCCTAGTCTAATATCACCAACAGTTGCAGGACGTAGATTAGGCTGTGGTACAACAAGTTTACCTTTTTCCATTGCTTTTTTAGTCATACGTTTCATATTGACAGGACCAACAAACTGTGTATCTAAAGTATAATAATGTTTACCATTCTTTGGTTGAACAGCAACAATAGGATGATCTAATACTCTTTGGTCACCTTCTACTATTACTTTAAACTTTTCTGGCTGAACAAGGTTTGTGTTAACTTCTTTTCCTTGTTTACCAGTATTTTGTTTATAATTTTTTTCCATGTCTTCAATAGAAAGATTTTCAGAAATAGTGTTTGCTCTTGCAGTTGTTTTATTTTGTCCAGTGCTTTTTTTAAAGGAAGTACGTGGACTAATAAAAAGATTTTCAAAAGTTTCATTTGATACATCAGTAGGTTTACCTTTACCCATCATAATGTAATTACCAAAATCTAAATCAAGTTCAATACCTGCTTTAGATAAACCTTCTGCCATTTTTTCTTTGTAATCACGTTTTGCAGGATCAAAAAATCTTCCGGGGGCTGGCATAATAGAAGCAGCTTCAGGAAACTTTTCTGTGTCCATAGCACGTTCTAAACGAGGACGAAGTGTTTCTTCAACACTTTCTTCCATACGCATAATTGGTTTATCTTTTGCAACGAACTTTTTTGCTGAACCCCTGCCTGTTGTTTTTACAGGAGTTACAAATTCTTTCATAAGTTTTGAAACGCCAGATAGTCCTGCTGCCATTACATCCCCCTGTCAGTTTTTGCTTGATCAATCATTCGCATGATTACATCTGCTGCTTTAATCGTTTCGGAGTTTTGGATATTGTCTTCTTGTTTGATGAGGTCTGCGAGGATTTCAACAGCTTTGATTGCCGTTTTTGTATTTCGATCTTTCTCTTTTTCATCTGCTTTCAGAGTTCCCTCTGCTCCTATCTTGTATGCATCCAAAGCAAGCTTCTGCTCTTTCAGATCAAGGTCACGATTTTTAAGAGCACCTTCGGTTGCTTCTTTTGCAAGTTGTGCATTGACTTTTTGTTTTTCAATATCTAGACGTGCAGCTTCCATCTGTACCAATTGTTGTTCTGGTGAACCACCCTGTTGTGCAGCAGCCATGTTTGCTTGCATAACTTGCTGTGCAGCCTGTGCCATAATCTGTTCGATAACGGCAGGGTTCTGAACATTTGGATCACCCTGTGGTGCAGTTGACAAGATCTGACGTGTGATACCATTTATTTGTTCCTCATACTTCATGACAACATGTTCTTGAATGTTGGCCTGAAGCACAGGAGCAATACGTTGCATAATGGGGTTACCACCATTTGCAGGGTCTTGTAAAAACATTGTTTTAACCTGAATGTGAGCATCATGATTTTGACCTGCAAATGCTTTGATAGGCAAACCTTTAGTGGCTGCTTCAATATCTGTTACAGGATCAAGAGGTTTAGGCTCTGGCTTTTCAGGCAGAATACGATCAAGATTAGGAATGTTTGCTGCACTTAACAGTGTACGGTTAAGTTCTTCCATGTTAAACATTCCGGGAGGTGCAGTCTGAGCCAACTGCATTGCCATCTGTGTCATCATTAAACGGTGTGCAGAAGAAGGAATGTTAGGATCACTAACAGGAATAATATCTACACGACCATCAAAGTCTTGACGGAAGATGGTTTCGGAAACACCGGGGACATCGTAGGGGTACTCATTTGGTAGGCTTTCAAAGTTAATTCGTGAAAGAATCCGAAACTCATCTTTTTGTGCTTTGTGCAGTCGTTTATGGATTGCACTGAAGAATTTACTTGAGGCTTCTAGCAAAGCCATGGTTGTACCTACAGGACCATAGTTAGAACCTTCACTGATTACCTGTTCGGTTGTATCAGCAAACTTCTGACCTGCACCTGCTACAAACTGCAGCATCTGGAACAAAGTACCTGATGGTTCTTTGTAAGGCAAAGGCACAATAGATTTAGTAAGGTCAACACCAGTGGCTTCAACTTCTTTGAACTCGCCCGGAGCAATCGGATCGTTGTCACCGACAATACGCACACCTTTTGCTTTAAATCCACCGGGAAGATTTGCAAACTGACCTGCATCAATAAGGTTACGCATGGCTGCAGTTGCAGACATTGTAAGGTTACCAAGGAAGTGAATCAAACCAAGACCGTAGAAACCAAAGCCCGGAACAAAACGATAATGTGTAAAGAACATTTTCTTTTGCATTGTTTCGTCTTCTTCATTCCAGTTACGGCGAATAGAAAGAACTTTTTGTGTTGATTCTTCAATAGTTACAATATAAGGTGCTGCTACACCAAGGTCTTCAATGTCCAGATAGCAGTGCTGCTCAAGAAGAACATACTGCATGTCTGTGTCTGAAGAAGGTGACAGACCAAGTACTGTGTCCATTTTTTCTGTAAGTGCTGACTGATCAGGTAGATATGGGTCTGGAAGGTCTACTTCGGCATACATACCTGCCATAATCTGACGTGAAATCTCTACAGGGCTACGATACAATACATGTGTGTACCGATCAGCCTGACGTAGATCTGTTGCATAGTAAGACACATAGAACTGGTCAATAGGAATAAATTCACTAACTGGACGTTGTACTGATGCATCATAGTAAATCTTTTTGAAAGATGAACCAATCAAGGGTAAGTGGAACAACATACGTTCAAACTCGTCAAAGTACTCAGGCATCTGTTCGGTTAATTGATAGTTCATAAAGTTCTGAACTCTAGTTGCCTGTCGTTGCCGTGATTGTGTGGCATCACCAAGAACTTGGGCCTTTACAGGACCAGAGGCAGGGAATAGTTCTTGACTTGCCCTCGATTGGAACTTGACTGCTGATTCGATCAGCAAAGGGTGTACAGCAGTTGCTGCGCCTTCAAACGGTTCAGATGTTTCTTCCAGTTTGAGGCCAAGCAAATCAAACCCACGTTCAAACATGGATTCCCATTCAGAACGTGAGGACTTATCTGCTTCAAAATTATCGTAAATATCTTGACCAATAGATGAAAGAGTTTCTTCGTCTAAGTCTTCTGCAAGGTTTGCATAAAACTCACTGTCTACATCTTCTGGTAGTTCATTAGAATTATCAAAGTTAAATTCTACTTCAATCTCTCCAGTTTCTGAATCTAATTCAAAGTTTACTTTTTCTGGATCAATTGCAGTAAAGTCTACTGCAATCACATTCTCTTCTTGAGGAATCTGATCATTTGGATTTTTTTCTATTGCCATTTTTCCCTGCCATAAAAATTAAAATTAACCGATGCTTTATATTATATAGTTAGGTTCGCCAATATGCAACCCTTTTTTTCATTCTTGGTTCGTCTTCCCAATATGGATCTTCTGGATGTGTAAGATTCCAACTATCTTTCATATAGTGAATAGCCATTGTCATACAGTCCACTTGGTCATCATGTGCTCCATTTGGAAAGGACATACACTCAGAAAACAAATCATCTGACCATACTTTATCGTTTGGTAGCCATACACGTCCTGCTTCCATCATTGGTGTAGATGCATACACACGAGCAACCTTGTCTCTGTCAGGAAGATAGTCAAGCACAGGAAGACCCGCCCTTCTCATGTCCTGAATAAGTGATTGACCTGATGCTTTCTTTTCTATAATACATACATCAGGTTTATACTCTTGATATAGTTCTTGTGCTATACGTCTTAGTTCTGGATATTCAAATCGTCCTCTTGTGTTGCCAAGAAGAATAAGATTAGAACACACAGCCTCACCACCATAACCATCTTCTTCAAAACTTTGGAAGATGCCCCATGTTTGAATTACACTATAGTCAGCCGTTCTTGATGTACTAAATGCTGTGTCATATGTTTGCACAATAAAATCGCATGGTGGTGGTTCATCGTACTCCCACCACTTCAACCATTTCTTTTTGATAATACCACCGTCATCAGGTGATGGATCTTGCATATATAATGCATTCCAATATCTGCTGCCGTTTGATGCTCTAATCTCTTGCTCATCCAGCCGTAGCATCTCGTCAGACTTCCACTCTGGAAAGTATGATGTGCCTACTGGCAAACCTAGCAATTCGGCGGCTGGTTCGTCAAGCCATGCAGGAATGGAGATAACTTCCCAAGGATATACACTTTGTTCTGTGTTTGATTCTTGTTTTAGTAGCCAGCCACAAAGGTCATCATAATGGTATCTTGTGTTAATGATAATGATTGCTCCGTTTGGCATGATACGAGTACGGAGACCTGCAGGATACCATTCTTTAATATATCTACGACCTGCTTCACTGAAACTGTCTTCTTCTGACATAACGTCATCTAGCAATGCCACATGAGCACCACGACCTGCCACTTGGCTTCGTACACCTGCTGCATAATATGATCCGTTTTTATTTGTTTTCCATTTACCTGCTGCCTTTACATCACTTCTTAGTGACACACCAGTAAAAATACGTTGGAACTTTTCTGTGTTTACAATGTCACGAACAGTTCGACCAAAGTCACTAGCAAGTTGGTCTGAGTGTGACACTGACATAATCTCATGGTTCGCATAGTTACCTATGTACCAAGCAGGAAATAGTTTACTACAGATAAGAGACTTTGAGGAACGTGGTGGTAGGAATACCATCAAACGTTTTACGTCACCATCTACTACACCCTGTAGTTTTTCACATAGTAGTTCAATATGACGACCCATCTCAAAGTCAGACACAAGAGTAGGAGCAAAAACTTTTACAAATGTAAGAAAGTCTGTCCTTGCTTTTAGTGCTGTGTACTTTGTTAGATTGTCTTTTAAGTTAATAAAATTACTTAGGCCAGAAAGATCCGGCAGTTCTTGAGTTTCAATATCAAGCATTAATTATGCACCTATTTTATTGTTATCTGGTTCACATTTATATTGTAGATTAGTTACAGGAAATGGAAATATCTCAGTAATACCTTTTACCATTTCTTCTACTCGTACCTCACATTCTTTTACTGTATTATAAGGTCCTCGTATATCTGTAAATTCTAAACAATCTTGACCAGCAAAACAAGCTAATATCATAGCTGTATACATGTTTGTCTCCAAAGTGTTGTAAAAATATCACAGTTCATAGAAAATCATTGTAGCACACTTGCCAAGATCATGGAAATATGGTATTTTATATCTAGACTACCGAGGGTAAATACCTACCCCGAAACACCAATACATAGTATAGCAGAAAAATTCTAATTAGCACACAAGAAAATTTGTGTGCTTTTTTTTATCTTTGTGTAACTAATTAGCCCCGATGAAAGTGCCTTGATTTTTTGCAAATATTTTTCAGGGTCATTTATATAATATATATAAGATATGATTTTTTTGGTGGGGGTTGCTGCATTGTCTTTTGATTGCTGCCAAATTTTCCATAACTATCTTTTTTTTTCTTGACTGTTGCATAAATGTCACAGTTTTTCAGGAACGAAGCAAGAACAAAACAAGAACATGATTAGAACATATAGAATTTTCCTGCAGAAAATGTGTATTATGTGACATTTTTGCAACACCCCTCCCCCTACCCAGAACAAACCAAGAACAAGCAAGTATCTGAAAAATTTAATATATATTAAT